ATTATGTGGTTCTTTTACAATATAAGTAATTGCTTCTAAATCTATTCTATTTACTTTACCTAAAGTGTCATAAAAATAATTGCCTATTCGTAATTCACTTGCTTTCATTGTTCTTGTTGTTTAGTTATCATTTCTATTTACGATATGTGGTAAAAATTGCCACTTATTCTTGTTCGATTGTTCCATCTCTGTAATGGGTTGTTACTTGACTAAACTCTACACTGTCATCCACTATCTCAAGGTGTCCGCTGAATACATATCCAATTGCTTTCAAAAGTCCTTCAATCATTTGTAACACTTCGTCAAGGTCTACGTCATTGTGTGGAACTTCGTGTGTTATTGTATGGTTGTATTGTTCTATTACTATTTTCATCCGTCTTTATTTAGGCATTGTTCTACTTAAATTCTTGCTTTTATATTCGTCTTTCAGTCGTTCCAAGTAAAGCACAAAGTCCATAGCTTCCTCCTGTGCGTGTGTAAGCCATTGTAACGTATCTAAATCAGTTCTTTCTAGCGTTGTTTTATACTTAGCTATTCCAACTTGCGAACGTTCGCTGAATCGACTAAGAACACGCAGAACAATTTTATCCTCTATTTTCTGATTCATATTCATTTTTTAGTTTTTTAATTTGATATATAGCTTCATCTGCTGATATTTTAAACCATTCGTTATTTTCTGTTCCATAAGTTTCAAAAAAATATCTTTCAATTAAAATTGGATTATCTACTCTTGTACAAAAAATAGCTTCATAATCTCTTAATGGAGATGATACATTATAATTTTTAAGTCTTTTTGCAACATCTATTGCTCTACCTATTTTCACCCAACCATTCCAAGCGGGATTTATTATAACATATATCCATCCTTTATAAGGCATAGACTTGTATCTATCTCTGTAATATTTTTTATGTTTTTCTCTTACACATTGTAAGCAATAACTATGTCTTTCAACAGCAGTTTCTTCTTTACATAAAATACATTGTTTCATAAGAAATTGATTAAGGTGTTGTAATACTCTCGGCAAAGCTCTACCTGTTCTTTGATTGCTTCTATTACTTGTTCGTCTTTTTCTACTTTGAATACTTTTACACGTCGGTTATCTGGTATGTGGTCAAAGTTATGGCGTTTCTGTACTTCGTCGCGTAGGTCTAGACTTTCTTCTAGTAGGTTAGCGTTCCAGTGTGCGCGTCTTACTTCGTCTTCTACCATGTCTGCGGGTGTGTTTACCAAACAATAGCACAATAACGATTCGGTTTTGCCCGTAAGTTCCATGTAGCCTTGCAACTGGTAGTAATAATCCTTTGTAGGTATTTCCGTAGCAAAAAACGGAAAGGTAGTAGCGTCCCAAGAACTTTTAACGTCTAATAAAATAGCGTCCGTGTTTACGTCGGGTGTACCAGTCATGAAGTCATTACTAAAATGCTCTTCGTTTTTCCATATAAAGCCTAAATCTAGAATGTCAGATACTAAATTGATAGCTTCGTCTTCTACTAGGATACCTTTGTCCGTGTAACGGCTGTAAAATTGCTTTTTAATTCCGTACTTGTTTTGGATAACTTGTTCTTCTATGTATGTCTTTGCGGTTTGGCTTAACAATTCCCCCTTAGTTCGGGGGTTTGTCATTATCTTACCTATTGCTGAACATCTAATTTTAAAAGCATTCATAACGCGTTAATTAAATCGGTTTGACCTTCTGTTAAAGTGAACTTTGCTTCTAGTTCGGCACGTGTATAGTTACCAGCGTTAATAGCTTCTACGGCTTTTTGAAAACGTTTAGCGTCAATCGTAGGTAATTTAGTTACTTGTTCACCACTTGCGTCCGTGTCTTTGTCGGTTACTAGTCCTAACATAGAACTGATAGCGTAACGACGTACGTAAGTAATAGCAGACCCCATAACTTGAAAGTCATTCATTCCTTTTAAAGCTACGTTTTGTGGTATTGCCGTAGTGCTTTCGATTGTTTCGCCACTTTCCACATGAAATAAACACGTAACTAAATTAGTGTCGTTAATCAACTGAGTGAATCCTAGTCCGTGTTTTTTTAGTAATGGATTAATAACGCTAAAAATTTTCGGTAAGTCCGAATAGGAATATCCGTAGCCTTGCGTCGCCTTGTGAATTACTGGTACTTCTTGTTGGAATGTTGCCAACGCTTTAAATAAATTTTTCATGTTAAATAAGTTTTGTTTAGACAAAGATATAATATTTATTCTAATTCACGCACTTTTATTTTATATTTTTCTATAATATTTTTCAGTTCGTCAATAGTCCATTTTTTCGTAACGTGCGCCCGTTCTTGTAGTTCAAGTAGCTTTTGCGCTCCGATTTTTTTCTGTATGCCTATCTGGTAGTTTAGTAAGTTACCACTTAAGAAGGTGTTGCACGCTTCACATTGTAAGTGTACGTTGTCTTCATCAAAGCGAACGTTTGAATGACCCCCAGAACTAAAATAGTGGCCCGCGTTCTTTTTCTTTGGTGGCTGTTGACACGAAACACACGTCAAACCATTGTCGCGAAGTCTTATATACTTGTTAAAGATTGTTTGCGCTTCTTTAAGCCAGTCTTGTGTCGTTTTTAGGTCGTTTTTCATTCGTGTTTTTGTTTCCTTCCATTGCTTTACCTTGACTTCTTCGACAAAGGCTTTAATACATTCGTCTTTTAAACAATACTTGTGATTGAATCGGATAGGTTCGAACTTGTCTTTACAATTTTTACAGCGCATCTTGACTCAAAATATAGTTAGACCATTGTGTAGCCATGGCGTTAGCTATTCCGTCAAAGGTTTTACTTCTTAACGTTCGACGTTCTGCGGGGGTTTTAGCTTTTTTAAGTGCTTCAAAGTACCATTTAGGCTGTTTCTTAAGTTGTCCTTTATGGCTAACGAATTCTATAAACTCGCCTTTTCCTACGATATTAGTAGGGACTAAATTAGGTAATTTAAATAACCAAAGACAAGTACTTTTTTGCGCTTCGTCGCCAAATTGCCACGGCTGTATTATTTGATTTGGTTTTCTTATTCCAGTGCTTATAACTGAAATAGGATTTTCAATAGCTTTGTATTTTATTTGCGCATTCATTAATTGACCTACAAATTCTAAGGCTTCTTCCTGGTCTTTGTGTCTTTGTTCGTTTTTAGTTCCGTCTTTATTGTAAAGCCATCTAGCACCGCTTACAGCTAAAAATGTACACGGCGGGTGCGCTATCATTAAATCCCAGCCCATATCAATTACTTCGAACACGTCTTGTTGATAATGCCATTCGGGGTGTCCACCACTACAAGGTAATAAATCACAGCTGAATGCTTCATGACCTAATTTTCTAAACGCTTTTGTTACAGCTTGGCTTTCTTCGCAAGCTATTAATACTCTTAACTTTCTCATTAGTCGAATTTTATTGTTTCTTTAATCCAGTTTCTAAACTCTAGCTGTAAATCAATCTGTTGTTTAAATATTTCTTCGCGGTTTGCTTCGTTAGTATTCAAAAGTCGGCTGTCTACCTTGCGTATTTCGTCTGCTAGTATGTTAGCTTTACGCTTTAAGTCTTGTTTGAAGACGAACTGGTCGTTAAGGTCTTCGATGAAGTCTGCTAGTACTGGTAATACAGCGGACAAAGTTACGAGTTTGTGGTTTTTAGTCATAAGTCTAAGTTTTTGTATTTGTTTTCGTTTTCTAAATCTTTAATCTTTTCTTTTAGGTGTCCGTTTATTTTCATTGCGTAGTTTATTTCGCGTCCTATCATGCGCATTTCCATTTCTAGGTCGTAGATTGTCTTTTCTATTTCTGTTAAGTCTAGTTCTACGTCGTGCGCGCCTTGTATAAATGCGGTGGCGTTTGGTTTCTTTGCTTCTAGGTCTTCACGTGTTAGTCTAATCCGTGTTTTTATACTTTGTAGTTTGCTCTTAACAAGTAAAAGCTGTAAGGCTATGTCCATTATTGCATTGATTTTAATTTGTGTCCTAAATTGGTTAGTATTTTTACTTCTTCTTTTATCGGTGCGCCGTAAATCTTTTCGTAAACGTTAGGTGCTTTTGTAATTTGTTCAAAGTAACTTAAACGTTCTTTATCAAACCAGATTTCAATTTTACCGATGTTTCCGTTTGAACGTGGCTTTATCTTATTAAAGTAAATTTCAGCTAGGTTAAAGGTTGGGTCTTCGCGGTGTACGGTTATCATGCACTTACCAGAATTAAACCATTCCGAACCACCTTTTAAATCGTATGGACTAGGTGGGTTACGTTTTCCGTTTTCCTTTTCCGTTAGTTTTGGGTGAATAATTGTATGTAAATGCAACCCGTTGTCTTCTGCTATTTGGTTTCTGTAAGGTAAAACGTATTCCAAGTATTGCGCATAACCGCCATAGTCATTGTAGGGGTGGTTTAAATCTTTCCAGCTATCAATAGAAGCCGTATGTAGTTCGTCTTTTTTTTGTATTTCTACAGACATATCCCAAAATTGAACGGGTGTTAACTTAGCTTTAATGTCAGCACGTGTCAAAACTTTAAAATGCTGAATAACCCAGTCAATAGCTTGTGTGATTTCACTATCTTTAATTACGTTGCGGTCATCTGGATTAAAACTTTTACCCGTCTTTTTGTGGATTAAGTCCGCTATTATTTCTACGTTATTTCCAACGTCTGGAAAATATACTAAATGTTTCCACCCGTAAAACTTTGAAGTGTTCATCAAACATTCCATTAATACTTGTGTTTTACCGCTCATTGGAAAACCAGTCCAATCCGTGCAATTACCTAAAGACATAGAGTAATGTTCGTGTAGTGACTTAAAACCTAAATATTTTCCTTTTTGGTTATAATTGTCGCGGTGTTTAAATAAGTCCGTTATTACGTCGCCAGCTTCTGTTATTTTAAATCCGTTTAACTCCATGGTGCTTTCCATTTTTTAGGTTCGTTTACTTCTTGTATCGTTTGTACTTTATCCCAGAACAAACCTTGCCATCCATTTTCAATAGAATTATTAATTACGTATTTGCATTGTTCGTTTGAATAGCTTTCCATCTTTTTTAAAATAGTGTTTATGGTAGCTTGACTTAATGCCTTACGAATTGATTTTCTGTAGTCAATCCAAGAATCTAAAATTACTTCTTTTTCATTCTTTTCTTTCTTATCATTCTTGTTTGTTGTTGATGGTTTGTTAGTCGTTTGTTGATTGTTTGTTAATGGCTTGTTAGTAGTTTCGTTTTCATCTTGGTAACATTCATATTTACAGATAGTTACTATAGTAAATTGGCTTGTTGATTTTAGTTCAATTTCGTTTGTCTTTTCTAACTTTTTTAAAATGGTTCTAATCTGCTGAATACTGATTCCAGTAGCGTTAGAAATGTTACCCAAAGACGAAATAAATTGACCTCGTTTAACATCGTTACCTTGCCATTTAGCGTCTTTATGGTTCGCTTTAATTAGCATATACAAAAACAAATGTACTGCTTCGGACTTATTAAACCATTCCCAGTCTAAAAACTTTCTATGTATTTTAATCCAACCGCTCATTTCTAAAACTTTCTAGTGCTTTAATAACTGTAAACGCTTGTTTGTCATCTATACAAACAGTTCTTGAATCTTCTCCTACAAATATTTCAAAGCAAATAAATTCACCATTTGAAATAATCATTTTGTCTTTACTAGTGTATTGACATTCTAAATAAATTTCACTCATTTTATTAATTTTTAGGTAAAAAAAAACCCTCGCAAATCCGCTGGAGTCTCACGTCAGCTTCATTACAAGGGTAAATAATTCCTTTAGGTTAACTATGTTTGAGACTCTAACCTTTACAAATGTAACTATATTACTTTAATAGCTGTCATTGTTTCCGTATTTATTTTCTTTAATTCGTTCTTTAATCAACTTAAGTTCGTACGTACTGATGCAATTCAAAATGTCTTCTTCAAGGTTGCGATATTCTGGTGTATACTTTGTGCCTTCAAACGCTTTTAAATATTCTTGAATTTGATTAATGTATACTTGGTCTTTACTTTGGTTTAAATAAAAATGTACCATATTAGACCAGTATAAAACGGTTGGGTGTGTTACATTAAACCTATTGCCTATTTCTTGAAATGTCATTAATAGCTGGTTACGCATTACGTACATTAAATACGCTCGTTTATACACTATTTCGCGTTGTCGTGTTTTTCTGTCTAGTCGGTCGCGTTCTGTAAAGAATTTGACTTTGTCTATTATTTCGTTCATATCGTTTCAATTTTAAACGTACCCATGTTAAAACGTCCGCTTTCGATTAAGTCCCACTTTTTGTAGTGTGCCAAGTTCTTAGAATTAAATATCCATTCTTGGATTGTAGTTAATCCAATTGTGTAAGTTAGTTTGTATTTCATTTTTCGTATTTTTCGTTATAATATTCAATAGGTTCTTTCATAAAATGACCTTCTTCTAAATCATCTATTTTAGCTAAATCGTAACCTTCATTACTTCCTAAATCGTAAGCTAACATTATATGTTCTTTTTCTCTGTCTATTAAAAGCAAATCAATTAATTCCAATAACTGTTCTTTAGTATAACTTTTTTGCATCATATCATTTTCAATGAAATTTCTAAATGCTTTTATCGGTGTTTTCATAAGGTTTGATTAAATTTTATTTCACAAATTCTTCTGTAAAGGTCTTCGTTAAATGTCCCTCTAATATGTTCGTGTTGGTTCTTCGTCGTCCAGAAGCGAACCATTCTTTGTAGTTTAAATACCATAATACGTAAAATCAAATTCGTTTCTATCTAAATATTGCTGACGTTCCAAAGCCTCGTTATAAAGCCAAAGAGAATTATTTCTAAACTCTTTTACAGCTTCTTGTATAAATTCCGTGTACTCGGGCGTAATTTTAATCGTTCCCGTTTCGTCCGTTGTGCTGTGGAAAAACGTACCATGTAAAGGATTGATATTAAAGTCAAGGTAAGTCCCGTTATATTCGTCGTCTAGCCATTCAAAATCGCATACAAGCGTGTAATAGTAGTCGCCTAAAACGTATTCAATTTCCATTTTAAAAGGTGACATTGTGTAGTCTGTTATTTCAAAGTTCATCTTATTTGTTTTTAGTGATTAATTCTCCGTATTTTTCTAGTACTGGGCTTTGTACGTGTACTGGTATGTCTTCGATTATTTTATCCGCTTTAATGTAGTTCGGTCTAGTTGCTATAAAGAATACCATAACAGCTAAGAATAAAGCTACGGGCAATAATAAATCTAATAACTCGTTTTGTTTTTGTGTAGTTTTCATGCTTCTAAAGTTTTTAATAAATTGTTAATAACCGCCCAACGTGTAACCGCTGAATCTGTAATAGGGTCGTTAGCCCCTAACTTTTCTAAACACTTTTGAACTTCATTGTACAATTCATGTTCTTGTGCTTTGATAATGTTAATCATTTCGATTGCTTTCATAGTAATTAAATTAAGTTTCTGAATTAGTTATATGCAAATATAAAGATAAGGTTTCAGTTATGAACTATTTTTTTTCACTTATTTACAAAATATTTTTTATTTTATCTCGAAAGCCTTTATTTTACTAGGAAAAAATTTATACCCGATAGGGTGCTAATGTAAAGGAAATGTATTTATTTATACCCGATAAGGTGTAAAGTGTTTTAAACCGCACAATGATTTGTGTTTTTATTCATTATATAGGACTTTCTACCATTAAGTGTATTTAAACGCACATTATAAGGGTATAGCCATAAAAAAAGGGCTACCAAATAAGGGTATAGCCATAAAAAAAGGGCTACCAACGTTATGGCAACCCTTTTTATAATACAAAAACTAATTTAACTGGTGTAAATATAGGCTAAAAATAGAACTCGTTAATACTTTTTTGTTCTTTTCCGTAATTAAAATGAATAAATCCGCTTTTACCTAGCTGAAAGTTAGTCATTACCCAGTTACTAGACGGGCTAAATGCGGGGTAATTGTAATACTTAAACACGTCCGAACTAGAAGAGTCGAATAAGTATAAATGTGAATCGCCTTTTTCAAAGATTATTTCGTAGCCTTTATTTAAAAGTTGGTTCGTGTTTAGATAGCCGACTATTTTGTTAATCTGGTTAGCGTCAATCTTCGGACGAAAACCGAACTTTAAGTTATGCGTATCTTTTCCATGTGTCGTAACGAAACAATAGTTACCAATAAACTCATGGTCAATAAACGAAGTTTGATTTGTAACCTCTACATTTTTTAGGTCGCGTTCGACATAAGTTTTAAAGAACTGATTAACGAAGTATGCAAAATCACCGCTGTGATTATCGTTACAGATATTCTTAACGTATATTTTATCGTAGTACGGCGAAAGTTGAGTAATTAACATCGTCTTAAATAAGAAACCTACGTCGAACGCTTTTTGGTTACTCATGTTTTGAGGCAATGAATGACCGCCCCTTGTAGTTTGTCCGTTAAAGCCGTCTAAATAATCGCCTAAATCTAGTATATGTAGTACGTTACTATTCTGTTTAGCCAAAGTATAGCTAATCATTTTTTCCAAACGTTCAAAAAGTATGTCTTCGTTCCATTCTGACGGGTATAAACTACGCCCTTTATCGCTAGAATCCATTCCGATATGAACATCTGTAAAAACTAGCTTGTCGAATTCACCTTCGTATTGCGTGCGCTTTACTTTTTCCGTGTTTAGTTTGGGTGCGTTTTCTAGTAGCTTAACAAAGTCTATTTCTAAGTCTTGACCGCTGTTAAAGTTTGGGTTCTTAAAGAATAAACTAGCGTCTTTTGTTTTTAACCAGCCGTGCTTTACGTCTTTGTCGTCTAATCCTAAGCTGTTAGCTTCGCGTTTAATGGCGCGGAATTGTTTAACCACGTCGAATTCTTCATGGCTTATTCTAGGTCGAAAATTACCCATATTTTAAAGTTTGGTAAGAAGTTGTAACCTACTTCGAAAGGTTTCACTAAAGGATAACCTTACTAGGAATCCTAAAACGAATGCAATGATAACAAATAACCAGTTAACCTTTGTTTTTGTTATGTACTTGTTTTTATACTTGACTTTTAAAACGTCTGCTTTGACTATTTTTGTTTTGTATCTGTATTCAATACGCGTTTCAAACCTCGTTTTAGGCACGTAGGAACGCTTGTAACGAACTATAGTATCTTTTTGGACTACTATCCTTTCCCAATATATTGAGTCCCTTAGAACGTACGGAATGGAGTCAATCGAAGTTATCCTAAT